TTTTAATTCTTTTATCCTGTATTCCTGAACTTTTGACAATTTGCCCAACAATGGTCTTTTAACTTCTATAAAAATAGTTTTACCATCTTTTAAAGCCATTAAGTCTGGGATTCCGTTTCTTGATGTTTTGATTAATTTAATAACCAAAAAGCCTGAATCGGTAAAACGCTTTATAATCTTAGCTTGTATCTTGCTTTCTAACATATTCCCTAAAAAATTGAAGTGTAAAATCCTTTTTGTTCATTACTGCCTTGTAAATATAGAACTCTATACCACCCTCCGCAAAAATCCAAAAGACATCATTTTTAAGCCTTTCCATTGTGCTAAGCCTGTCTCTGCTCTGCCAATATGATGTAGCCGAAAAATCTATGTTTAAATATATCAAGTATTTGGCGTTTTTCAAACTTATTCCTTCCCGACCCGAAACAATTTGTAAAGCGATGTTTTTATCGGTGCTGTCAAACTCTTCAACTGTGTTACACAAATTCTCGCCAAATACTTTTTTTAATAAATTATACTCTTCTTTGAACTTATAAAATATCCCTATTTTAACTCCAAAAAACTTTTCTTTTATAAACTCTGCTTTTGAATCATCTATAATCATAGAATTACCGCTTTCAAACTTCACCGTTCCGCTATAAAGCTGGTGTACCTTACTCATTAGCTTTACGCCTGTGTCCGCCAGTATTACTTCCTGCTTACCCTCTATTATTAAATCTTTTTTTAACTTGTTAATTAGGTCGTATGTCTGCTGCTTCATTTTTACGGTTAATACATTTTCCTTAACCTCCGTTGTAAAGCCAGCCTGCTTTTGCGTAAAACTTATAATATAAGGATTAATGTACTTTTGTATCAAATCTATATTTGCCTCGCTGTAATCGTTTAATTCACCGTAAGATACATATTTCTTTTTAATGGTTACAAACGTTCCAGCCCAACGGTAAAAATTTAGATATTCAATAAAAGGACTATATTTTGAAACTGCGAATTGGTGATAAATCTGCGAATATGATTCTGGGCAAATTGTACCGGAAAGGAATATCATTGGCAAATGTGAAAACTTTTCCTTAATAATCTTTGTCGCATTATTCATTTTAGGATAAGCTCCATTTCTGTGGTGTTCGTCTGAAATAATCAAATCGAAATCTTTGTTAGTTACTTTATGTAATGATTCATTATTAATAATTTGAATTTCAAAACTATGCCCAAAGCTTTTGTAATCGCTTTCTATTGATCCGATGGCTTTTTTCTTTGTCAGGAATAAAACCTTTTTAGCTCCGTAGTTTTTAGCCACCTCTAATGAAGTACAAGTCTTTCCTGTTCTAACTTCCATGTTAAGGTAAACAATCTTTTTGGCTTGTAATATATTTAAAGCCTTATTTGCTATTTCCTGCTGGTAGTCTCTTAATTTAAAATGGTGCATCTTCCAAAGTATTTACGTCTGTAACCATGAACCACCTTTCGCCCTGTGTATTTCCTTCCGAAAATATAAATCCTTTGTAATTTGCGTACTTTTCAACCCAAATATGAAACCTTTTTCTTGATAGTTTTTTGTAGTCAATATATTCGTTTACAAATGCTTCATAAGCTTTGCCCTTATTGTTTCGTGTATTGCTCCTGAAGTTTTCGCTGTCATTAATCCATTCGTAGAACTCCATCGAAGTCTCTGCAATAAATTTCCTTAGCTTGATGTTCTTGGCATCCTGTTGCATCAATCCATCTTTTAAATACGATTGCAAGCAAAAGACCATGTAATTATCGAAATGCGTAAAATCATTGACTGTCCAGTCGTCAAAGATTTGTCTCTTAAACTCATCAAAAGGAGTGTTTTTCTTTCCGTAGTGCTGGGCAAATTCTATTTCAAATCTTCTTCTGTCATGGCTGTTTCCCTCTCCTTTTATTGCATAGTTGGTGCTGATTACCATTTTCGGGCTTTCCTTCACTGATAGCTTGATTGCATCCTTGTTCTTTCGCTCCAATGTCATGCCTTCAGTAACAAGACTAAACTTGGATTCAAAGTTAAAATTCTTAACTACGTCATCAAAAACAAGTATTTGGGTGTCTTGCTGAACCGTTTGGTATGGAAAAGACTTCTTGTCGTCAAAAGTTTTACCATCCAAGATAGCAACCTTTCGGATCTGTTTAATGCCCTGAATAAATAAACCTTTGCCGGTGCCACCCTCTGGGTTCTCGCTTATTACTTCATCGTTTAATATTATAGCCTTATTGTTGGTGTTATCCTTATAGGTGCTAAGTAGATACCCGATTACAGATTCTATTGATTTATCCTTACAAATATTGTTTATAAAGCTTTTGTAATCATTCTCATAATTTAATGTCCTTTTAAACTCTCTATTTATAATTTGGTTCTTCCAGATATAACCTTCAATATCAATGTAATCTTTTAGTTCTATTTTGTCTGCTGTTACTTCTAATATGCCATTTCTAAATGCTATGTAAGATTTATCCTTTTCATCCTTGAGCATCATTAATTCAATAGTGCTTAACATAGTCAGGTAATCATCCGAAAATAATTTAGAGGAAGTGCTGCAATAGTTCCAAACTTCGTTCTCTCGCTTGCTTAAAAGATATTCTAATACAAAGTCCTTAATCTTGTCCGATGATGTCTCCTCGACCTTATTTGACTCAATAAAGACCAAAGTCGGATTATTTGATTCATGCGGGAAAAACTTTTTATAGCCATGCCTTTCTAAAAAATTCTTAAACAGCAAAGAATCTATTTTTAATTTTGGCTTTTTCTCTTCGGTATAATACCAAAAGAAATCATGATCCACTTCTTCTTTAATTTCAGTATAGGTTGAATCATCAATGCCAAACTTGTTAATTATTTCATTTTTTTTTAAGTCCTTAAACGAACTTTTGATTTTATTAATCTTCTGCTCATTTTCAAAGTACTTAGTTCCAAAAGTCATCTTTTTGTATGCTGACCGGATTGCCGTTATAGCCTCTTTCTCTGGAAAGTCTCCAATAACAATATTGTTGTTAATATATCCAATAGCATAATCTTGGCTTACTCCATATTCACAAAAAGCACAAGCTAAAACGTAAATGTTTTTATTTCTTTCGCCAGCAATAAAACCATATTTTGCATCCCACCACTTCATCAAACGATTTACTATCTCTTCCTCGCTATCAATAGGGAGCAGAGGAACTTTCTCTGTCATTTGATAGCCTTCATCGTTTTCAATGTTGCATTCAAATACCTTGGCATTTGGATTATAATACAAGTCCGGATCATAGGATTCAAAACATACCCTATCAATGTTTGAACAAGCCGAATCGAAGTAATCGTAATTGAATTTATTTTCAAACCCCTTAAAATACTTTTTGTGGCTTTCCTTATTTGCCTCTGGTATTTTAATAACAGCCTTTAAGCCATTACCTCTGGGACTTTTAAAGATTAATGTAATATGCTCATTCTGTTTTAATACTTCTTTAAATGATTTAATCTCATCCAATGGTATTCCATCAAAGTCAAGAACACAAAGCCCTGAATGCTTAATTAAGGAGTTTGAATTTCTTTCTGAAAAATTGCCAGCAAAAAGAATGCAAGGTAAAGTAAGTTTTAACTTCTGTTTTGTCTCTTTATCTGCCGCATCTGCTATGGCTTGAATTGTTGCAGCGGAGGATCCGTTTTTTATTCGGTCTATTACCTTTTCCATGGTTACATGGTAAGGCACGTCCTTACTTCCGTAAAGTGTTTTAAAAATAGTAATCATTGTTAAATTTTAGTTTTAAAAAATAAAAATATACCTTTTTATGTAAATTAAAAAATACAATTACTTAAAAAAATATCAAATGTGTTGCGTGATACACTTCCAAAACACTTAAAAAAAGCAAAGTGTTGTTTATAACTATCTAATTTATAATAAGTTATAAGCTCCGCAACACTTGCAACACATTGAAACTCATTTTTTTGTAATTTTTATTTTTTTAATTTTTTCCGCTAAAGCAGTATAGGCGGATACTTTTTTTTTCAATGTGTTGCGTTTGCATCATGATTTCAACTTGTATTTAGTTATTAAAACATTCCAATCTTGCTCAAAACATTGCTGTTCCAATCTTGACAATTCGCCTGTTGCAATCAAGATATTATACATTTGTTTATGCCATACCGTAAGATTCACAAGCTGGTCAACTGCTCCTTCACTCCCAAGGTCTTTATTCATTAAAATCATAAGGTCTTCTAACAAGGCTTTGGCTCGCTGTTTTGTCTTCATCTTAAACAATCCTATACCATCATCAATTTCGTCTATCAGCGACTGGCTTAAAAGGGCTAAATACATAAGCCTTTTGGCTTCTTCAAATCTGTCTTTCATAGTCTTCAATTACATCTGTTAACGAATATGGTAACTTCTTTAAAATAGTGTTAATCGCATTTAATTTATCTCTTAACATTGTTTGAACATACCAATCATGCTCTCTAGCAAGTTGTTGCTCAATAAAACCATACAATTCAATCAGTTTTTCTTTCATACAATTTATTATTCATTTTTAAAATTTCCTTTACATCTTCCCGAGCCAAAAACACATTTGCCTTGTCTTTCATTTTTTGCGTTTTAAACACTGGCATCGACTGCTCCACCAGCATCTTGTAGAAGTAATGATAACTTATGCCTGTGTCATCAGCCAATCGTTTCATTGAAACGCCTTTTTTAATTAATTCCATGTACTGATTAACTATTAATCGTACATCATCATTTATCTTATACTTTTTCATTTGACAAAAGTACAAAAAATAATTTGATTTATTTTTATTAACAAAAAAAAATAGGACTAAATTAGCCCTATCTTTAAAATAAATAATAAAATTTAAAAAATGATTAACGTAATGTTTTTGCCAAACTATCGCAATTCACCTCCACCAGTACCGTTCTATGTTTCATAAACCCGACCTTGATTTTTTGCGGAACTTTACAAATCAAACCATTCTTATATCTTTCTATCGCTTTGGCTTTTGCCTTAATATCTTTGCTCTGCTCTTGTACTAATATCTGGAATAATGAATCGTTGGTCTTCTTTGCTTGTATCGTTTCATCAAGCATCCTTTGCGTATCATTAGCCCATTTATTTAATTTTGCTTTGTGAACAACTAACGTGTCTCTTTCGATTAACAATTTCTTATACTTTCTGTTGTTGACTGTGGTATAATTCCAAAAACTAAAAAAACTAATAATGATGAATATACCTATTACAATATAGGTAATTACTTTGCTCATCTTTAAATACTTCCAAATCATGTCTTTTTAATTTTTTTGATGTAACAAATTGTGCGAACCACAAAGAAAACTGTTGCTGCAATCCTGCTCAATATCAATAACCCTAAATCAATATCTTTTAAATCTGCCAGTGCTATGCTTCCAAACAAGATAATCGATGCATACTCCCAAACCTTTGATTCCATTATTTACTTTTATCGCAATTATAAACCGCTTTCTTTAAAGAATCTTTATCAACCCCTTCTTTTACTGATTCTTGTATTACTGCCTTAATTATGCCCTCTGACCTCTTATATTTGTTTTGGTAGTGAATCATACCACCCAACGACAAAACTATCAACAGAATCGAAACAAACACCAAATAAGTATCTTCGCTAATTAGCTTATTCATTATCTTCTCCATTGCCTATGGTTTTAATTACACTATCTTTAAATGCTAATATTATATCCCATGTAAATTGTGCAATGGATCCCATACCTAAACCAACCAATAACTCTGGAAGATTAAATCTCGATGAAATAAACGGTGTGCTGATATACGCTAAAATTGCACCCAATGTTATTGATGCAACCCAGTACCAAACTGGCTCTTCTTTGCTTTTGCCTTTCTTCCTAAATTCGCTTACTTTCCTCGAACCAATCGCAATGGCTTGACCGCCTGCCCCTACAATAGCATGAGCAATGTTATATTCAGCCAAAAAGGCAAATGTTGTTGCTGGTACACTCAACGTAATAAACGCATCTACCAACTTGCCAAATACCTGCTCTTTTGTTACCATTTATTTAAACTCTTTAAATTCGAAGTGCATAAAATCAAACCCTTTTTCAACCCCTTGATTAATAAACCCATTTGCATAATAAATGTCCATCATTGGCTTATATTCTTTTTTGGCAAATTGTGCTTTATCTGCCTTCATTTTCAACCCGTTCTTAATCGGGTTTAAATCTTCTGCAATGCCCCAGCTATGCCTTGACCAATCTGATCCGCCTCGCATTTTACGGAAATTATAACACCCCCCAAATACATCAATCTCCAGCCTTTTAATTTCCTCAATGCCGTAATTCTCCAATATCTCGGTGTGAATCTTTTGAAACACCGGAGCGACTAATTTGTGACATTGCATCTTATTGGTAAGTGCCTTTAAATCCCAAGCAATACGCCTTGAATATGGCATAGTAACAGTAATTAAGTTTCTGTCATCACCTGCTTTGCCAAAGATTGATATTATTTGTTTGGTGCTTAACATTATTCTGGTACAATTATAATATTACCGATTAAATTTTCCGCTGCCCATTTAGCATCTACTTGTCCTCCGTTTTGTAGGCTTATAACCTCTCCTTTAATATTGCCAATGTCGTTGATATTCACATAAAAGAAATTTCCTTCAAACTCTTTGTTTAAAAAAACATCCAATGCCTCTTCCTCGTCTTTGCTTTCCTTTTCCTGCGAAATTTTCTTTATCTCGTTTTCATCTGCAATAATCTTTTCAGCTATTTGTGATTGGTTTTTTCTTAACTGCAATGCCGTTAATAATCCTACTTGATTAGAATAACTTAATAAGCTTGCAATGATACACTTTTCTTTTGCTTCTCTGTTTGTCATAAATTAAATTTTAGTTTCTACAAAAGTAGCATTTAAATTTGATTTTACTAAAACGTAGCCATACATTGAAGCCAATTTCTCGGCATTTAATTCTATTTCTTCAAGTGTTCCGTAATCAAGACCTTTTAATATAGATTTTACATTTAACGTTGCCTCCTCTTCTGTTTCTCCTCCTGCTACCAATTTCTGAACCAAGTCATTGCTTGAAAAGTATCTTGCGTTATAGAGCGAGCCAGAATCTTGCACAAACGCAATCCATAAGTCTCTTACTTTAAATTCGTTTCTGCTGTATTCCACTGCTGAAACTGCACTGCACATTATGCCGACTATTGTCCTTGTTTCTCCTACCTCGTCAGTAAATGACTTCGGCTCTACATCCCAAATGTAACCCATGTTTGTATTTTGTTTAAATTAATCTATTGTTAAATATGTTTTACCGCCTGAAGTGTATGTATGAACATGAGACATCACAAACCTTGTTCCATCCCAAAAGAATATTATTCTATCTCCCGGTTGCGGTGAAGATTGGATAAAGTTCCATCCCCATTGGTTTCCATTTTCACCCATACCTAAATTTTGAGCATTTTCGTTAAAATTAAATGGTGTACCTTGTAGATTTATTAATCCAGTCGTATTAGGATTACCTATTATTACATTTTCCGAAATTACATTAAATGAACCTGCAGTAATTTGCATCATAATATTTGTAGCTGTAGATATACTTAAACTTGCAGGGGAACCATCTAAGAAAGAAGAACCCGATATACCTCCAACTAATGAACCATTTTGAGAATTGAAAAATAATCCTCCATTTTGCATATTAAAACTTTTGTTTATTGAAGTATTTCCAGCGGCTAAAACTTGGTCAATAGTGCCAATGCCCCCGCTTGGTATTGCTTGCGTAGATAAAACACCGCTTGCATCAGCTACAACCATTCTTGTGCCTGTTCCTGACAAACTACCAATAATTGTACTTGTTCCATACAAACCTACACTATCTTCAGATAGAATCTGTATTTTTGAAGTTGATGTTAAACGTAATCGATCTAATGTTAAAAACTGATTATCGTAATATAATTTTCCTTTTTCTACTCCGTTTCGATAGAACATTATTGCCGCACTGTCAAGTACACTGTTTGTTCCGTTTAGTATTATCTGCTTATTTATTGCAGTATTACCAACACCCAAAACATCATCTAAATCTTGCGTGCCACCGCTAACAGTTGTCCATGTCGGATTTGCTCCTGACCCTTGACTTGTCAAAACTTGACCTGCTGTTCCTGGAAGATTATTAAGCAAAATACTACCCTGAAAATTGTGGTTTGACTTTGAAATAACAGTGCCACCTGTTAAACTTTGTAATTCCAAATTACCACCCGTAACATATAGCCCGTAGTTGCTTGAACCAACATATCTGGCTACTTCCATTTTGCTTGTAGTACCTTCTTTGATAGCGATAACCCTATCGTCTTCAAATACGAAGTTTGCACTACTTGTCAGAAGGTTTGAGCCACTTCCAAACCCGATTCTTGTACTTGTAAGTGTAGGTGCTGGCAATGTCGCCCAAGTTTGGTCTCCTCTCAAGAACGTTGTTGCTGATGCCGTACCTGATTCCGCCAAGCGAGCCGTTGCAATGACACCCGAAACAATATCCGCTGCTGCGTGTGTATGTGCAGAGGGTGCAAACGTTGTAGGCACTCCAGTAATTTTTGTCCAAGCCAATGATGAAATCCATGTCGGGTTTACATAACTTCCAGCCAAAGCCACAAATCTTGCATCTGATTCTGTTTCTGTGAAGTATCTCGTATCAAAGCCTGTAAAAGTTGATAAATCGCTAATGTCCGCATGACCTATTGAAGCCCAAACATTATTTGATGCACCACGTTTTAAAAACTGACCACTTGTACCTGTTACTCCAGATATAGACAATAAACCTGTATAGTCAAGGTTACCATTAAAGTAATTATATGTAATACTTGAATCACCTATTGCAACAGTGTTATTCCCTTTGCCTCTTAAATTAGCACCGATTACAATTTCATTTAACGAACTATCAGCCAAAGGTCTTGAGTTTCGTCCTATGAAAATACCATCTGTTGATATTGTTAATGGAAGAGTTCTGTCGGCGTTTCTACCAGCAAAAGCACCTAAAGCAACGTTTCCGCTACCTGATATTAAATTACTTAAAACCTCGTACCCTAATCCTGCGTTTGTGTTTGTGGTTTCTGATGCATCTAATCCAAAGTGACCGACAATGGTATTTCTTGAATTTGTATTTATATCAAGTTTCCCAGCATCTTTCCCAAGATAAACTGCGTTATTAGAATCATAAACAATATTAATTCTTCCTTGAACTTCAAGACCTAAATTTTGTGCAAGTGTTCCATCACCAAAAGCAGCTTCAAGTTTAATCTTAATTCCAGAAGTAACTAATTGTTTTCGTGTTGCACTTAGAACATTTACATAAGGAATTTCTAAAGTTGCTGCCGTTGTATCAGCCGTTTTGTGAAAAGTATTGTCCGATTCCGTTTTTGTATAAACATCAGTTATTCCATACCCTGCTAAAGTCGTTGGGTTTGTTCCTGCGGTCACTAAACCCTTAGCGTTAACCGTTACGCTTCTGTATGTTCCTGCGGTGGCTCCGCTATCAGTAAGCATTGCATTTGTAATAGAAGCCGCACCCAATAACCCCACAATATCAGCTTGTACTACCGCTTGCGTTCCTGTAACTAATCCTTTTGTGTTTCGGGTTATTTTTAAAAAAGAACCTACACCACTATCAGCAATAGTAGCTAATGCCAAAGCCCCTGAAACATCAGCACTTCCGTTGAAACTAACCGACCAAGTACCATCGCCTGTTGCGGATATTGTTCTTGCGGTAGTTAATATAGGTGAACTTGCAACACTTACAACACCACTACCATCTATTGATAATCCCGTTCCTATTTTGATTCCACCCAAAACAGAAGCTGTCGCTATTGGTAAGGTTAAGAAATTAGACCTCTTTAGCCATGCCGTTCCATTCCAGTATATCTCATCTCCTGCTGCGTAAGTAATTCCAAGATATGTTCCTGCTGTGTTTACTACATAATAATCACCCGTTGTAGGACTTGCACTTGGTGCTACACCACTATTTGCTGCCCATTCTCCAATGTACCTTTCAGACGCTAAAGGAGTGACCCATTCGCCAGCTCCATTAGCATTATTGCACTGCCAAACTTTACCCACCGCAGCACCGTTGGTAATCATTAAGTTTGTGGTGCGACTTGTGCCGTTTACGTCAAGTTTTTGTGTCGGGTCTATTGTATTTATGCCTACGTTGCCGTTGTTTAGTATTCGTACCTTTTCAGAGAACACGTCATCTAATTCTGTATAGAAAGACAAGTGTGAATTATTAGCATTAGGTCTTATTGCCGCAATCGAAGCCCAAGCAGTGCCTGTGCCACCTAATTGAAACGCAATCGATGCACCAATATTCGCAGACACATTCAAGTTACTTATTAACATACCAGCAAGCGTACTTGATTGAATTGAAGACGCACTAACTTCCGAAGCAGAATCTTTCCTTAGATGTAATAATTGACTTGTGCTTGCCGTACCTATGCCGACGTTTCCACCTGTATCTGAATTTAAAGCGATATAACTTCCATTTATTCTTATTGGATTATAGGCATTATCGGCAGATGTTGTTGAATACATTTGCGTGCCTACTGCATCTAAGTAAGTAGCAATTCTAAAGTTTGTTCCACTACTTCTTTGTAATCTAAGTGTTTCCGCACCGTTTCTGACTACATGCAAGGTTGCACTCGGATTTGGTGTACCAATGCCCACATTGCCGTTTGAGGCAATACGCATACGTTCAGCACTTTGCACTCCAAAAGCCATTGCTCCATCGCTATGTACTCTTTCTATCCAAGAATAAACCAACCCTTGATACCTCCAGTTTAATCGAGAAACATCAGTAGGTACAGATGCATTTAATCCAATCGAACTATTGTGTATTAAAGACAATTTATCACTCGGATTTGTCGTACCAATACCTACGTTGCCACCTTCGTGTTGTAGTATTAAATTATATTTAGTAGTATTATCCGCTCTTCCAGCTTGCAACCAAGAATTACCATCACCAGATGCACCAATATGTAATCCATACGCATCATTAATATTTGAGATTAAAACTGAACGAACAGAACTTGTGCCGGTTGCTGTGTAGCCAAACGAATCACCCTTGATATGTAATTTTGCAGTTGGTGCTATTGTTCCAATCCCCACATTAACTCCATTATCAAAAATCTGAGAGTTGGTTAACCCTCCCGTTGCGTTTGACCACTTGGTCACAAAGTTTGTCGTTCCCGTTCCTGATACAATTCCTAACTCCGCAAATGTTTTGTTCTTCCAAAGTGATGTGCCAGCCTCGTAAGCTAATAGGTTGTTGTTCGCCAAAGTACCAATGGCTACATCGTGAATCTCATCAAGTTCAAAGCCGTTTTGTACTTTTACAAATATTACCCCCTGCGTTGCATGACTTCTTAAACAAAATCCAACTACCACCACGTGATTGGGTGCTGATGGCTTTGTTGTTGTCATACCTCCTGCAACTGTCGGGCTTAAATATATCGTTGCACCTTCGGCAAATGCGGAGGTGTTTATGCCCTCAAGGTTTCCAAAGGTTGTACAAAATGCTTTTTCTCCACCCGTTACGGTTTCCGCTATAATACCAAATGTTTTGCTGCTTGTACTCTCTGCGTTTGCCTGTGCTAATCTTACGGTCTTATTAATGCCATCACTTCCTGCTGTATAAACAACCGTTCCCTTTGTTAGCCCTGCATTGTCGGCACTCTTAACATAAACGATTGAACTTTGACCTAAACGGTAATTAATATTTCCGCCTTTTAAGCCAAATTCTAATGTTCCAAATGTATCGTTCCAAATTGTCTTAGCAACACCAACAGTTTGAGCCGTTGCCACGTTATACTGAACCGCTCCAACGTCTAATCTATTATCTAAAAGGTCTAATCCTGTGGACTTAATTTGTCCAATATTAACATTGTTCCTGATTATGTTAAAATCGAAGTTATCAAGCGTTCCCAGCTTCTTAGTCGCTACCGTTGCAGTGTTTCCCTCTTGTAACCAAGCTAAATCCTCAATGTCTTCTAATAAAGCATAAGTACCATCTTTTGCTGGCTTTATTAGCGTGAAATTGCCCTCTGTATCTTCTGCAACGTCTTGAATACTTCCATCGCTTGCAGTCCTTAAAAATACGTCAGTTGAATATAATCTGCTGATTCTAAAATCTTGTCTAAGACTTAAACTCTTTTGCCCATCGGCTAAGGTATTAATTTGAATATTTTTGTCAACAAACTTTAAATTAAGGTTGTCTCCATACTTTCTATTCATATCAATATCAACTTGATTAAGAATAGAATCGATGTCTAAATTAACATCCGAATCGTAAACTGGTAATTCCTCAATCGTATCAGCATTAACTCCCAATCCGATTGTTTTAATATTTGCCTGCTTTAATTTATAGTTGTATTCGTAATTATGTATTCTGTGCTTTTCGCCATCAATATCTAATAAGTCTCCAAACTCAATATTGGCAATTACTGTACCTTGATAAAACTTTTGTCTTTGTGATAAAACACTCAAATAAGAATCAGCAATAAATTCTTCAATAGGTAAAGAATTGTACAGTGTTATTGGTTTTGTGGTTGAGCCGTTAAAAAACAAAGAATCATAAGCAACCGGAAACGATGGATAACCTACACCAAGTTTTATCGTTAAATCTCCACTTCTATCTTTTTGAGTTGATACTCCGAACTTTTTAGTAAAACCATTTAAGGAATTGTTGTTAATTTCCTCTGCTGTTATATCAATATAATCTATTTGAGTTGTTAAGTCTAAAGCTGTTGCACCTGTTGGAAAATCATCTCCTAACCTTTCTGGCATAAACACCCTAACATAAATTTTATAAGGCAAATCAGAAACAGCGTTAAGATATGGATATGGCATAAATTCACCATAAACTGGTATAACGTTTGAAAGAACTGGAGGTGTGTCTGGTAAAAGAAAAGGAACTTGAGGTACTGTTATTACTTCTTCAACATTATCTTTAAAATCTGCTGCATAAATAGGTGTATTAACTCCTGCTAATGCTCTATACCAACTCCCTTCATTTGTTAAATAATAAAAATTTACATCTAAATCTTGAACTGCTATTATTTGCAGTCTTAAATTTTTTATAAAACTACCTTTTGTAGATTTAAACTTAATCTTTATTTCCTGTTTAGGTGTAAGTTCAAAACTACTTTTAAAAGGAAAATAAGTTGTTGGTGGACTTTGTACATAAGAACTGTCAGGCAAATTACTCGGTTCTGTAAACCAAGTATTGCCTTTGTTTGTCAAATAACCGTTTGTAATTTCAAATAACAAAGGTGCAAGCCCCTCAAAAGTCCAACCTGTTGGATTATCAAAGCCTGAATTTGGGTTTAAACTTCTTGATATGGATTTAGTCTTTTCAATCGTTACGCTCTTTTGGCTGAACATAAGACCAAAATCTCCACCTGCTATCCTTGTGACGCTTTCGTCTGGTCTTGTGTACGTTGTGCTTGATTGAAGAACTCCAGCATTGCTGTATGTCCTTTTTACGCTATTTACTTTAGATATTTCTGCAATGTTTTTAATATCCCATCTTCCATCGGTAAAAGTAAATTGTCCGTATTGCTGAATTATACTATTAATAACATCATAACAACTTAACCCCTCGAAGAACTTATCTTCTATAAACGATTCGTAATAGTATGGCTTATTTAAATCTGCATCCCTTAAATCTACATTATCAACTACTGAATATCCAAAGCTATTGACGTATGGAATATTATTAATACATTCTATTATTACATCTAATAATTTCTTTCTTGTTCCTGTTGGTAAAAAAGTTATAGTTTTTAAATTTACCAATCCACATTCCGCACTTAAATTAACAGAATAAATCCCATCATTTAAATCTGAATCCGAACCTTCAAAAGGAACAATAATAGCATTGTATTGCAAAACAGTATTCTTGTAAACAACCGCTACCGCATCTCCATAATTTTGACCGGTAAAGTCAACCGCATGAAACGAAGCATTCGAAATGGCTTCAATGCTAATAACTGATGGAACAATTCCACCGAGATATTTCTCGCCAACGTCTTTATTGTAGGTTCGTGTTAGTGGATTACCTCCTGCAATTAATTCCGTTGCTGTGCCTGCAAAACCTTCGACCCAAATCTCTACTTTGTAATCGTCTGCGTCAATATCTGAAAACTCAAAGAAATATTTTAATGCCTTAGCCATTTGCTCTATTTACGTTATTTAATACCCCTACTAATGTATTACCTTGAATCTCGAATTTTACGGTGTTGTTAAATCCTGATGGATTGAAGTTTGGTACTATATTTCTTGCTCCTGTTGAATTACTAACAGAAGTAGAAGAAGAACCAACAGATGAACTTGATAAAGCCATTCCACCGCCTTTCATTGCAGCACCTAATGCAAATAAAGCAACTGCACCAGCTAAAGCAAAACCTCCACCACCTAATGTAGATAAAGCTAATTCTATTTTTGTTTTTAATGCTGCTACGGCTTTCATTTGTATTGCCATTCTCATAACCATATCACCAAGTCCAGATAAAAAATTACCTAATAATTTCTTAAAATCAAATTTAATATCTTTATTGAAAACTGATGCAAATCCAGCCGCTAAAGTATCACCAAGAAAAGAAAAAGACAAATTCATTCCTTCTGAAACAAAATCCATTGCTGTTTTTACATCTTCACTTACAGCACTACCAAAGTCTGTGATTATTGGCTTTATGCCACTTTTTAATGCTTCAAATTTTGCTTGTAAATTTGCTGTTGACTGAGTTAAATCTTCACCGAATAATTGGTCAATTAACCCTTTGTCTTTTTTGCTCGCATCTTCTGACCTTGACATTGTAAAAGGAATAGGACTTACCGAAGTTCTTCCCAATGTTTTCAGATTAGAAAGTTCCCTTGCTTCATTTAATTCCTTTATATTTTTTTGGGTGTTTTTAATTTCTAAATTTAATAAAGCAAGTTCAAAAGTATAATCTTTTACAGCCTTTGTTTCTTCTGGCGGAACTATTGTCGGAGGTTTAGCAGCAGAGCCTGAACCACTACCTGACATTAATTCTTTATATCTTTTTACTTTTTGTGTTAGTTCCTCCATGGCTTTGGTATTTGGAGTTATACCAACAGCTAATAATTCTCTGCTTGTCTTTACATTTTGTGCAAGTTCTTTATTTAAATTAGAATATTCTTTTGCTTGATCTGCTGCACTTTTTGAAGCAAATAAAGCATCTTGCATTTCTGTGCCTAACCTTTTGCCCATTATGCCAATTCTATTGCCTCCAAAGAAAGAAAAGAAGTCTTGCCAACTTCCTGACTTTACAATATAAGTCAAATCCTTAGCCATATTAGCTAATCCGTTTTGCATTGATGCCCAAAAAGAAGTTACTTTAGAATCATCTAAGGCAGTTATTAATAATGCAAGCTCATTTGTTAACCTATTTGCCGAACCACTAATGGTATTTATATTTGCTTCCGCATTTTTGCCAAATGCTTCTTCCATTCTTTTAGCAAAAAACGGTAAAACCTCCGCAGATGCTAATCTTCCCTCATCTAATAATTTCCCTAACTCTTGCGTACTTCCTGAAACCGATAGCCCTGCATCTTGTGCTGCCTTAGCCATCATGCCATAAGCACCCGGTAATTGCTCACCTAATTGTCCTTTTAACTCTTCACTTGAAATAGTACCTTTATTCATCATCTGCTCAACAGCTTTTAATGATAAAGAAACTTGTTCATTGCTTAGTTTTAATGCCGACCCAGCATCCACAACTGACTTAAATATATTATTTATTTCCGACGTTGCAATTCCTGCTTGCTTGGCTGATGCATAAAGTCCTTTATAAGAATCACCTAAAACAAATAAATCTTGTCCTGTTTGGTCTGCAAGTTTAGTAATAAATCCTAACGCCACACCATAATCTCCTGTGGCTTCTGTGACGTTTTTTAAAGGCATTTTAAGAGCATTAAATCTTTCCTCTAATAAGAATAGATTCTTTATGCCTGTAAGTGCCTTAGAAGCCAATTCAATAGAAACAAAACCTTTTACAATACTGCTTAAATTACTTGTCCATGATTCACCAACTGAATTAGAATCTTTCCTTGTTTTATTAGAAAATTGCTCTAATTGTTCAGAAACTTTTCCTAAACCAGTTTTTAATTCTTTTAAATCTACACCTATTTGAACTTCTAAATCTGCCGCCATTATTTTACCAAATTTTTAAATAAATTTATACTTGCAGTTTGGTCTTGAACTATTGCTTTATCCAATTCCAAAGGTTTGATTTTTTCTGGCGTTATAGCTTTTCCACCAAATGAAGTATTATTTATTATTGTCATTAATTCCCTTGTATGTAACCATTTTTTTTCTTCCCTTCTCTTGTACCCCTCTGATAACATAAAAAACTCGAACAAAGTAAGTGTAATTAAATCATCTTCCCTTAATTCGAGTTCTCCATAACAATACAATAATAAATTATATAAGCTTACGTTTACGTTGTCACCTCCTGCTCCGTTTTTTTTTCTACTACATCAAAACCACCATACAAAGCATTGTTCATCGTAATTAAACTTTCTTGGCTCATCAAACCATTTATGTCTATTAGTATTGAAACTTCTTCTTCTGTTTTATCAAAAGGTTGTCTATTAAATGAAGCATAAGTTTTAGCACCATGATAAACCATTCCTACAAAATTATCTACAACCTTAATCATGTCCGAACTATCAGACATTTCTTTTTCAAACTCCGTAAAAGAAAGTTTTCTTGCTTTACAAAAATTCATGATTGAAGTCATCACAAATAAACAACTGATAACAACTTCTCCCTCGCTATTTTTGAACTCAACTAATCCCTTCATATTATGCTGATAATATATCAATAGTTGGACTTCCTGTTGGAGTTAAATCGCAAGTAAATGTCGCTGCTTCGTCCTGTCCAAATGTCAAAGGCACACTGGTCACAAAGCAAGCCCATTGGTAAGTTGTATCTCCTGTGGTTGTAGTCTTAAACTTAACAGTTAACTGTGTACCCGCTACCAAAGCATTAACCAGTTGATCCACTTGGTTTGTGCCTGAATAATTCACCATTCCACTAATCGAAATTGAACCTTCTTTTAATCCAGCTATTACTTCTCTCCAACCGTTTGAATCTTTGGTTGTAGTGTCTATTGGCG